CAATCTCCCAAGGTGACCTTTGTCTTTGATCATTCGATCACTTTGCCAGCAAAAGTCTGCTAGAAAGTGTTTAAAAAACAACAAGGCCAATATAAGCCAAGTGATCATCCTGGATACTCCGCTCCTAAGAATTCTGCAAATTGTGTGCTGTTTTCACTTAGTCTATTCAACTCGTATTTGCCACAAAACTTTAAGAATTGTGCGCCTACCATTGAGCAACTTTTACGAACTGCGCCTTTATTAATTGTATCTACAATTTTGGTCTTGATCTCTGCAGGCTGCGCAGAGAGATCAACTAGCACTCTATTGCGTTCATAGTCATCTAGCACTCGATGTTCTACACCGTTATGGTCTGTCCATCTTTGAAGCATGAGATTATTCCAATTGAAACCTTTTTTGTCACGATCACTGTATGCTTCTAGTAGTCCAATTTTGTTTTTACTGCCCTTGGTCCTAACGCCCGGGTAGGCGGAAAAGATGTTATCTGTCGGATCTCCGCGCATACACTTCTCAAACAGGATCCATTGCGGATCAGGTATTACTTTTGGTGCTTTGGTCTTTTTATCAATTACCAGTTTACCTTTCTTGTCAAGAATGCCCTCTAGCGTGTGGAGTTCATCGGCAACACCATTATATTGCTGTACATTCGGCGCCAGTAACTGATAGAAATCTGTGTCTGAGGAAATAATAACGTGATTGTCATTGGGGTGTTCGTGTATGAATCCTGCAATAAGATCATCTGCTTCAAGTTCTGGATGTTGAAGAACTGTGCAATTAGTCTTTTCCTGCAAGAATGTCTTAAGGTTATCAAACGCTTCCCAGAATAGTCGGTCCTCTTCTTGTTCCGCTTCGGTGAGTGCTGCACGAGCGACAGCACGATTCTTTTTGTACGGCTCGTAATAATCTTTTCGCCATGACCGTCCCTCCAAACAGAATACCACATGATCGGCTTTCTGATCCCGCCAAGCCTTATTAACCGAACCGAGGGTAACATGGATAGCGAATCCTAACCTATCCCACGTATCCGATTGGCGGCTTGCTGAATGGCGAGCACGAAAGAATGTGTTTGCGGTGTCTACAATAAGATATCTCATGCGTTAATAGTAGCATATTATAATAATGCAGTCAAGTGAGGTAACAAGTAGTCTGCCCATTTTAAATGACCGTCCGGACCAAAATGATACCATTTATTTGGATTAATGCCTGCTTGAATTAGATATTTTCCATAACTGAATGTTTCGGAATATGGAAAAATATAGTTCGGACCCCAATCTTTATAGCAATCTTTATTGTTTTTAAGTAGGTCGTAAAATGTAAGATGACAATTAAAAAATAAATGAGGTATACTTTTATTCTTTAAGTCTTGATGAAAGTTCCAAATTTTTTCATGTGCTTCTTCTAACTTCGTGTTCCAATCAATCTCTGTTACATACTTCTTGTAACGGTTAGTCCATTTTTCAGGAACACTGTCTATTCCTGACCCATTTACCTGATACCACTCGCGATCTTCGTCATTATACCATTCTTCGCGTTCCCAAGTACTCCAACCTATTAAAATAAAATCAGGTATATGATCATTTAGGTACTCATATGTTGTTCTTATTATTCTATCGTTTGATCCTGCTGACCTTGCATGACAATGTAATTGTGCGCCAAGTCTATTTGCTAAAATTTGACCATACGAAACATTTAGATTATCAGGATATGGAGCCCAGTTAATTTCATCTTTCCAAAATTCAAAAGAGTTTTTTACATCATTATTATAATTATATTTCCAATTATCAACTATAAAACATGCTGGGTTCACTGCTTCGGCACCGGCACTATGGCTGTCTCCGTTCACGTAAAGAATCATTATTTGTATACAGGAATTGTTTCCATTAACTTATTTCAGTCCTTCCATTACCTAAATCATTACGATCAACTCTGCGTGGTCTTGTATCATAAGGTTGATTAGCTTCCCATTGCTCATAATTTTCGTTTAGAATGTTACGACAAATACTTTGAAACCATCTATCCACAATTTGATCGTCGGTATCATCTTTCTTTTGCATATAACCGGCTTTGACCAATCTAGCAACAAAAACATCATTCCAATCTAGTTCAAAGCTTCCGTTACCAATATCATCTGGATCTAACTCGACACTTATAATGTTAATGTAAGGTTCGCCTGCTTCAGTAGCTAACTCTTTTGGTGTCTTTGTTTTAGATTTTACACGCGGTGTTTCTAACTTAGGTTCTGGCTTTTTCTTTAACCAATCAAACATTATGTTCCCCACTCATTTTTAAATAATGGCACCTGCAATCTATCAGAATATCTTAATCCATTACGCATTGCTAGTTCTGCTACTCTGCGATTGTTTAATGTATATACATTCTCAACGCCGCCAACTGGCATTAAGTATACCGGCCCTTCAAATCCTGCATCTCTATATTCTTGAACTGCTTTTAATGCATCTTCAACATCTTCATCTGTTGCAACTACAAATTTTAGATATACATATCCGTATTCATCATACTCTTTGATGATATCCGGACGAATCGCATCCTTCCATGCCTCCCCCGAACACGGAAGTTTAGCACTAACACTAAATGTGAATGTATTAAACCCTTTGTAATGATGCCAGTTACGATGTATCCAAGTTTTTAATTCATCTGTAAGTTTTTGTGTACCGTTCGTTTCGAATGTTATTTCTTTTAGCGAACGCATACTAGGGTTTTCTAGTAGATCAATGTATGCTCGTTGCCATCCTAGCAATGGTTCGCCGCCAGTGATTACCAAGTGTTCATCGCGCCATTCGCCGTGTGGAAGTATTTCCATAATCCGATCGACAATGGCATCAGACTCTAACATGGGACTTAGATCTTTGAATCTTGGATCCCAACTTGCGTAACTATCACATCCAGTGCTTACTAACGGTAGTTCTTCGTACTTGGTATATTGGTCAGGGGTTACTTTATTTGCTTCCTCGCTTAATTGTCCCCGAGGCATGCCAAATCCAGCACATCGAAAGTTACAACCAAATGTGCGAAGGAATACACTAGGCACACCCATGTATCTACCTTCGCCTTGTATTGAATAAAATAGTTCTGCTACTTTGATTTTACTCATGCAAACAAATCCTCGTTCCATTCTCTATGGCCTTCTCTGAAAGCCATATTGCTCTGTGTTTCTCTTACTTCTACTCTATAGCACCAAAGTCGTTTTGCTTCACTAGGCCCCCACATGTCAGGGATATAAACTCCGTTTACATATTTGTATAGCATATCAGCTAGACCTTCGCAACCTAAACGAGGCAGCACAACAATCTTGGCCATATTCTTTTCTTGTAGCAGTTGGAAGGTTGCCATTTCTGGATCATCTTGGGCAACAATAAGCGTATGATCAAATTGATCTTCTAAAATCGTCTTGAGTTCTTTGAGACCACCATAGTCAGCGGCCCAATTGCGCACATCTAAATGATCTGTGCCAAAGAAAAATTTCATTGAAAAACTATAACCGTGGATTAGATTGCAATGACTGTCAGCACGCCACTGACGATATGCACACGGAAATGCGTCGTGATATTCTTTGGTGCTGGTGTATTTGTAAACTCTTGATGGATATGTTTCGTTAAGATACATTGAATTCTCCTATATTATATTTTAACATAGGCTTGCAGAATTTGTAAAGCGGGATGAAAGACCTAAAGGCCGCTGTGTAGTACAGTATTTATACTCTCAACTTTGCCACCAATTTTCCCAAGGAAAAACTATCCAACAAGGATCATCAAGTTTATTAATATTGCGTCCGCTGTAATCAATTTTTTCGTAAGGACTATCTTCGTTGTTTATGAGTACAGCAAATCTTACATTACTGTTCCAAATAACATTCCAGGCAGCATGATTAGGCAAACAACCACTGGTCCAATCTTGCCTTATCCACTCAAGTGTAGCACCAGTATCGTTTATGTCATCTACAATTAATATCTTCTTACGATAGGCAGGATCAGTGTCAGCATTGCCTGATCCTCTTTCGTCTTTTGGTACGTATCCAAAAGCGTCTTCGGCCATCCAACAGTTACTTTCTGATCGCGGTTTAAGAGTCTCCATTGGTACATCAAAATAATGGCTTATCATTGTTGCTGCTGCTAATCCGCCACGAGTCAATCCTACCACGTAATCAGGTCGCCAATCACTATTAGTAATATCTCGGCAGAGTTTATGTACAAGACTCTTAAACTCTGCATCGGAAATAACTAACTGTTTCATTAGTCTCTCTCCAAAACAGACGCTTCTTTAATTAAACCAATTAATTCATCCATGTCTTTACATAGAATTTTAGCAGTTGCCCAATCACCATTATCGTCGCGCCCACTTATTTCTAACATAAATCCATTGTCATACATGTTAATAGAAAAGCTGTCGTTTACTTTAGCAAGTTTTTCATTGAGTTTCATATTACTCCTTGTCTTTAGGGTCTGGGAATGGCCAGACTGGTTGAGGTTTTGGTGCTTCGTCGTCTAAATTTCCTAGTGCTTGTTGAAAATGATTTTGTAGTTCTGGCGTGATTTCAGCTTTGATCCATTCTTCGTCGCCGGGCATTTGCCAATCGGACTTCAAAATATCTAATGGGCCATGGAACCAACATTCAGTATCGTACTGTTCCCATCCTTCTTCAATTTCTAATGCCTCATAAGCGCCTAACTCGTTTATTAATTCTAGTAGCCTATCACGCTCATCTTCGGGCATGTCGTCCGGGAAGATATAATCCTCATACCAACCATCATCTAGGCTATCTAGTTCATAGTCATAATCAGTGTTGTACATATCAACACCGTCTGCACTAGGACCATCCGTTTGTTCTAGTACAGGCGGATCGTCATCTTCGGTATTAATTAGTATTGTGCCCCAACGAAAGCCAGACACACGTCTAATTACATAATCATCTTTTTGATATAATTCGTGTTCAAATACAGATTTTTTTTCTTTAGTTGAAACTTGCCACCAAGTCATTGATTATCTCCGTCAAGTTGTTCGGCTAGATCGTAAAGTACAAGGAAAACTAAACTTAAAACTAGTATAGCAAAAAAATTGCCTAGACGCAAGGCCATAGTCATTGAAATGAGAAAAAAACCAAAAATGGCAATCTTCCTCATTTCAATCCTTTTTTCTTTTTGGATTCTTCCATTCCCGATGAAATCATTTTTTTGAAAATTAGCAACACTCGGCCTTTTTCTTTTTCTGTCAAGTATTTTACTAACATTAGTTTATCATCATAACTATTTGCGCCTTTCAAAAACTCTTCTGGTACTGCTAGTTTAGGTTTTTTTGGTTTAAATTTTTTTAAATTAGCTTTTACATCGTCGTTGTTATTATTATTATCAGACATTTATTTTTTATTCTTTCCTATCTCCAAACAAGTGAAGTAAACTTAGAAATAAATTAATAAAATCCAAGTAAAGGGTAAGAGCACCCATAACTTCAATTGCAGGACCGTCAGATTCCATTAATTGCTCTCTAATCTTTTGAGTATCATATGCTGTTAGGCCTAAGAAAATAACAACTGCTGCGGCACTAATTAGGGTTTGAAGTAGACTTGATCCTATAAAGATATTTACGATGCTTGTGATAATAATAGCGATTAAAGCCACAATCAAGTACTTTCCTACGCTATCTAAACTTTGTTTTGTAAAATACCCATACCCACTCATAGTCACAAATAAAATTGCTGCACCGAAAAACGCACTGGCAATACTAGCGGCTGTATAAATTACAAAAATGGTTGCAAAGCTCAATCCCATTAGAGCTGCAAAACCATGTAAACAAAGTATAGCAGTGGACTTACTTGGATTATTACCAAGTACGTAACCTACAGCAAAGATTGCAGCCAATGGTGCAAATACCACAATCCATTTCACTATACCTGTAAATAAAAATGCCATCAAGGCAGCATTTGAAGATACCAAGGCACTTACAATCATACTAGTCACAACAGCCAATGCCATGTTATTGTAAACACGAATCATGCCGCTGTTGATTTCTGCTGGTGTTTTATAAGTTAAAGCATATTCCATTATAGTCTCCTTATCTTGGTGCAAATTCTTGTTGAAGCTTGATGTTATCAAAAAATTCTTTCTTGGTGCTCTGATCGTCTTTAAATGCACCTCTTAACACTGTGGTCTGGGTGAGACTACTGTGTGCCATAATTCCTCTATTCTCGCAGCATCCATGGGTGGCCTGGATATATACAGCCACATCCTTACTTCCAGTTGCAAATTCAATTTCTCGTGCAATGTCCATGCAAAGCTCTTCTTGTAGCGTTCCACGACGAGCGCACCATTGGGCAATTCGGGTGTATTTAGAAAGTCCGATGAGTTTGGGACCAGCAATAATACCAATATATGCAACGCCTGTAACAGGTTGGTGATGATGACTGCAAACACTCTTAAGCTCGGAACGGACGACGAGCATGCCGTCATAGGCTCCTTCAGTATCATTTGGAAACGCAGTTGCGTTAGGTGTCGGATCATATCTACCTGCCATTAATTCGTTATAATACATTTTAGCCAGACGCCTTGCTGTACCTTGACTGTTAGGATCCGTTTCTCTATCAATGAGTAATGTGTCTAACACTTTTTCAAATGCTTCAGTAGCCTCGTTAATCAGATGTTCCTTGTCGGATGGAGCAATGTAATCACTGATATTGTCGCCAGCCCAATATCTTTTGCCATCTCGTTTCATGCGTTCTTTAATTGCCTGTGCTAGATATTTCTCTGCCATTTATTCTCCGATGATTGTAATATCTCTAAGATCTGGATATTCGTGGTATTTAGGCGGTTCAGTTACTGAGTATAATTTTTCCAAACCAATTTGTGCATCTTCAATAGTGGGCCTATAATGGTAGCCAACCTTGAAAATACGTTGTTCCTGCCACGGCGAAACGGATAAGTCTCTACCATCATACCTACACTCCAGTAAAGCATCGTATGCTTCCTTGTCATCTAATAGTATAGCACCACCGTGACCTATCTGTAAAGGCTTGTTGTGACCAAAACTTAAACATTGCATCTGACCTGGTCTATACATTCCCTCTTCTAAACGTCGAGCACTATCCCAAATATCCGTGCCATAGAATCTATATTCTCCTATCCATTTTTCTGGCACAAGTTCGTATTCAATACCTAATTTGTGCATGGTCATTGGAATAGAAAGATAGGTGTATGCTGTGAACTGCACTCGCTTTACTTTTCGATATCGCAAACATAGTTCAATTGCATGTGTGCAGCAATCGGTCATGATTGCATAAGGTGCTCCAGTTTTGGTCGCTAGTAATTTTTCGAACTGTGCTATTTCTTCAAATGCCACTTGTGTACCATTTATACGCTGAATCGATAATTTGATCGATGGTTGAATAATTTGGTTTCCATTTTAAAACCGACTGTGCTAATGTTGCATCGGCAATCAATTGATCAGGATCGCCAGGTCTACGTTCTCCTACTATTAACTTTAGTGGACCGTATTTTAAATTAATATAATCAACAATTTGTTGATTGCTAATACCGCTGTTAGTACCCAAATTAAACACTGCAAATTGTTTATTAGTGTTCCATTGTATTGCTCTATAATGTGCATCTGCTAGATCCCAAACATGAATATAATCTCTTATGCACGTTCTGTCTGGTGTGTTAAAGTTTATTCCGTTTAGTGTAAAAAATTGATCTCGAATTCTTGATTCTAATAATCTTGCTATAATATGTCCTGCTCCAGGTGCTTGGCCAAGGTCAAAGGTGAGAGGTTCTGCACCTGCTGCATTAAAATATCTAAAGCATACACTAGGTAACTCGTATGCTTGATTATAGTTTAATAGTACCTGTTCAATTATATCTTTTGTATGGCCATACGGACTGATAGGTTTTATCCTGTCTGTTTCAACCAATGGAACATGATCAGGGTTACCGTACACACTAGCACTAGAACTGAAAAGAACAAGCGGTTTCTTTTTATAATCCTTAACATGATTTAAAAATGTAATTGTCTTTGCAACATTGTTATCATAATATTTTGCAGGATCTTCGACACTTTCTCTGACACTAATATCTCCGGCACAATGCACAATGACGTCTGGTTGTATTTCATCTAACCATAGCAAACTTTGTCGTGACACATAATCGGTATGTAAAAAACCATCAACGTTTTTAAGTGTATGATCTCTACGTTCTCGATCGATTACATACACTTTTGAATTTTCAATGTTTTGTTTTAAATAACGAGAAATGTGGCTACCAATATAACCACATCCACCAGTAACAATTATTTTCATTATTGTGCTCTATTTTTTATTGCCTACAATAAAGACGAAACGTAACGATATAACTTGAATATAACAAATAAACATATAAAAAACACAATCAAATATAATGTGTCTGAAGAATCATCTTTTTGTATCGGAGGATCGCTAAAACTAGTGCATTGTGGACATCTAACCGCATAAAACGGCATCTTGGAATGACAATAAACACAAGTTCTATAATTCATTAATACTTGCTTTCGTGAGTATGTTTTCTATAGTCTGTACTCATACGCAACCACCTTTCTCCGTTACCTTCGAGAATATCGCAGATGCGATCAATTGTTCCGTTGTTCCACGCACTAAATCGACCCATGTTGTTGTGCGGATGTTGTAAGAGGGGTACAAGTTTTTGTACTGCATCTCTAATCGACCACGGGACATAAAGTCTCTCGCTATCATTTGCAAAAGCTTCTGGGAAACTTCTGTATGCGGGGTATAAGATATTAGCCCCAAGAGCGTCAGCTTCACTTGCTGTGTTCGAAACCCAATCCTGAAGAGCACAATTAAACAACACTCGCGTATCATTGAGTAGAGCATAGTAATCATTCTTTTCAAGATCTTCATATACAGTCAGTTTACCTTCTGCTTGTAGTCTGCGTGTACGCTCCATATACGAACTATTGTTACTACGTAACTTGCTGCCGCTGAATACACAAAATTCCACACGAGGCCAATCATTGTAAGGTAGTGATTGTAGTCTATGATATTCTTCGATAAGATCCATGTAGAAGTCGGGCTGTTTCTCTTGATCCCATCTAGCAGCAAAACCTACACGGTAAGCTCTATCTTCGAATTTCTTTAGCTCACCGGGTACACGACCACGCACTTCTTCTTTACCAAATGCCAGTCCACTGATATTATACAGTCTACCTCGCCATCCTGCAACCTTCATGTGCATGACCATCTCTTCATTGGTAGCAAGAATAATATCTGCAAATGAGTCTACCATCTTTTCGTAATGTGCCATCCATTCCTGCATGCCCCAGACATGAACAAAGTCATCTGGGTCAATAGTTTGTGCAAGACAACGAACGGCAATGCGAGGACGCATAGTAGGATCAATTTGATCGAGAATGTAAGGTAAGCTCTCGATGCCGGGTTGAAACATGTCTTCAAAGTAGATAATGTCTTCACTAGTAACTTCTCCTGCTTTCATTTTACGAACTAGATTCATCAACTGGCTCATGCCAAAATATGTACGACCATGTGCGTCTAACACTTGGCCGGTTACGATAGCTTGATCATTGCTCAGTGTTTCACCAGATACGATTTCATAGTCGATACCACGACGTTCAAATACTGCACGATTCCACTCTTGAAGCTGTAATGTATATCTTGCTTTGTAAGGTTCAAGACCCATGTACCATAATTTACGCATTATAACCATCCTCCGGCTCTAGCAATGCCAACAATACCTACCAAAATCCAAAAACCATTTAGTAATGTGTATGCTTTATCTTTCTTAAGTGTAGCACAGTAGGTTAACAAGATTGCATCCAAAGTGTTTACAATCCAAACTAACATAAATGGACTTGCTGGTCCTAACCATGACACTAGAGTAAAACAAAAAATACGCATAACAACCCCGGCCATTTCCATAGCCGGAATATTATTTTTTATAAAATTAATTATAGGTTGCATTATTATTCCTTTGTGTAATTTTTTATTAAATTATAAAATTCGGGCACAAAATCTTGCATTCTGATATTCTTTAAATGATCCTGTTCTATAATTTTACTTAAAAATTTTTCAAAAAGCAAGTCATCATTTTCATTATGCGTCGATATAAAAATTGAATTGTAGCTGTTACTAATTTTGTTTTTAATTTTTTTAGGTAAACTGGTAGGACGAAAATAATCCGGACTATATATACTATTGTTGAGATATTTGATTTTGTTTGTGTTAAACCATTCAACAGTTTCGCTATAATAAAGCATGTTGATATTGCTTAGAGTAAATGAAGCACTTAACTCTATATTATTAGTTCGGTATTGCTCAATGTTCTCTAACACAGTGTTCCATTTTAAGGGATATCTCAAATACTCAAATGTTTTCTCTATACCGTCAATACTTAGGCAAAAGTTAAGTCTACTAAAATTTTTTAAAATTTTAATTTGTTCTTGATTTAGTCTAATAGAACCATTTGTAGTAAAACTTATAAAACAATCAGTGTTTCCATATTCAATCAATTTTTTTAGTATTTCAAAATTTGTCCTACTCAGTAAGGGTTCGCCTCCGCGAAAATTTACTGACCGTGCATTAGTATAATCTAAATCAATTTGATCCAGCAACAAGTTCCAAGGTTTGTTTACTAAACGTCCTTGTTGTTTCTCTAGACCGATCCAAGCACTACTAGACGCTCCGTCGCAGGTTATGCAGGTAGCATTGCAGGTGTTATTTGTATCAATCTTGTAATGCAACAGACTATAATTGCCATCATTGCATTCGTTTTCAATAACTTTTAAATCACGATTCAGAACTATATCAATAAGATTGTTTTTAGTTATCCTATCACTTACAATGCCCTGATCTTCCAATGTCCAGCATCTGTAACACGCCGCAGGTCTTATCCCCGATAACATTTTTTGTTTAATTTGTTCTATATTTTCTTTAGAATAATCAATTAAACAACACTCAATGTTTGATGGATATTCTATTCCATAAAAAGGAAGCACACAAAAAGCAGGGTTATTAAATTTTTCAACTTTACTAAATGTCTCGTTAATTTCTTGGTAAACAAAATCAGGTACATTGTAATGTTGAATAAAGTTATCATAGCTAGGCCAATCTGCTCCAGCCAAAGCCGTATAATCTCTTTCTGTTATAGAAAGATATTTTGAAACTTCTCTCATTTCAAAGTTGTTTTTCTTTTTTCACATACCACATATTTCGTGGTTCACGGCCTCTTAAGCTACGTTGAAATTCGCCCCATGGCGATTTTTCGTTGTACAAGTGTCGTTCGTCGAATGGATGACCATACTGTACACAAAATTCACGATAACGATCAAGATCGTCGAAGATGGTTGACACTTCTGGTTTCATTACCAGATATTTTTTGAGCCATTTAGCGGCCATTTTTATCTCCTTAAATTTTTATTGATAGAGAGGGTTGATGTGTATTATAAGTGATCTCACAACCGTTTTCGTTGTCTTCACTTACGCTTATTGTAACATTTCTTTCTGGATATCTGTTAGCAATCTGGAGGTACAAATCATCTGCTATCATTTCGCATGATTTATAGTCAAGATCTAAAGTGGAATTGCTATACAGACTCTCCAGCCATCTTTTAAACTGGATGAATTCGATGTCCCGGTCATTATGGAACACATCGATTGACACCCTAAAGTGGAAGATATGACGATGAGGATAACCAAGAAAAGATACGTCCGCAAGATGAGGATTCTCCAATGCTGCTGGGTATTTATGAATACCTTCACGGTTAAATGTTATCCAAATTTGTCTTGCTGCACGTTCTAGAATTCTTTCTGCAGTTTGTCTTTGCTCTAGATTCATAATTCTAATTTAATTAAATGAGTTGTATATGTCAGGAAAAATTTTTTTACTGTCTAAATTACGTCTTTGATCTAAAATTTGTAAATCTTGTAATAATGTTGATTTGTAATTAGAATTGTTATTTAAAAAAGAAATTAAGGTATTAAGTTGATTGTTATACCTTTCATCCTTTGAATTATACAAAGGTGTATTATTGTCAATAAGGTTTTGTTTGATTATACTAACAGTTTCATCTATGTAAGTCTGTGGTAAACTTCTCGGATCTAAGAAATCCTTTTTTTGTCCTGCATGAACATAGTAAATGTTGAAACAATTTTTTTCAAACCCTTCTTTTGTTAATGTTTTTATGGCTTGAAAAATTGTTTTAGCATTCAATGATGTGTAAGTCATACTAAAACTTATATTGTCTACGCCCACGGCGTTCTTAAGTGATAGTAAATTGCTGTAGAAATTATTCCAATTACCTGGATATCTGATGTAGTTGTAACGGTCTTCCATGTCATCAAAACTAACTATCCAGTGACAGCTTTTAAATTTTAATAAAGTTTCATAAATTTTGTTGTTTTTTATCAAAGAAAGATTTGTATTAACACTGATATTACAATTTAAATTTACTTCTGCTAATTTATCGAGAATAATTTGATTTTCTTTTATTAACAACGGTTCGCCACCAGCTATGTAAAGATAATTTATTTTTGAAATATTGTCAAGATAATATTGAATCAAATCATCAATTTTATCTTTGCCCAATGCATCGTGCTGATTTAGTTCTTCGGCCCAAAGTGAACTACACAATGGACCGCAATAGACACATGCATAATTACATGTGTTTCTAAATCTAAGATCGGCGTATCTATATTCAAATGCATTCACATCAGAATAAATCTCTTTGCTGTTATTTTCCTGAAATTCAAGAAAATCATAACGCATTGTGCTTTTATAGTTAAAATTCTCAGACTTAATTGTATTATCTTGAGGGTAGCATGCCCTACACCCAGCTACTTGTTTTCCTGATAACATATCCTGCTTGATTTTTATAGCTTTATAACCATTTAAAATCGAATATATTGAATCTTGATTAAGATCACCTAATTCATTTTTTGATTGACAGCAACTTTCTACTCTACCATCTCCCCAAATATAAAAAGTTGTCCATGGTGCAGGACAAAATGCTGTATTGTTATAGAATTCTTCGTTAGTCAATTTACTATTATATCCTGTTTATATTTTGACCAATCAGTGAAACAGTCTTCTCTGCGCATTAGGTTATGAACACTATGACACCACACACCTGGATTAGTTGCAGCAAAATCTTTGTCGTCTAGTTTAATTGTAGCATTATATCCTAGTTGTTGTATATAGGGCATTTTAACCGATATCATTGGAATAAATTTATTATGTTCTGGTAATCCAGTTTCTAATAGACCTTCTGCGTTATTGACATCAATGTCTAATGTACACCAATATCCACGACCAATAAAAGGCATAATCATATTCTCCCATCTAGTCCAATCTGAACTGTCTGCCCGGCTGTTAGGAAAACTTTGATTAGCACCAAAATAAATGTGTGTGCATTTATGAGCAATGGCTGCTGCCTCGATTAAGTCTTGTTCTTGTACACCAATTACGAACAGCGTCTTTTGACCGTATGCAGGTGTGTGCTCAACTTCTACACCTACAAACAGTTTTGTATTTTCAAATTTATCTCTATTCATGATTTGATAACAAGTAAAGTAATAAGTTTTGACTTACAGCGTTTGAATGAATATTAATTATACATGAACCTACTTCGTCAATCCAACCGTAAGTTTTTTTTATTTTACCATTTACAAAATATTTACAATATGAATCAAAATGGTTGAGTTCAATATCACCTAATCTAATTTTAAAAATATGCAAATAAGAATCTAAATGCCTTTTTTCATTGAAATTAACAACAATTTTATTTTTAACATTGATGTTTAAATCAAGAGTATAAACAATTTGATTTGGCTCTAAATATGTAAATATTCCGTTTGGGGCAATCAAAAAATCATCTAATTCTACTTTATTTAGATTGAGAAATATAGATAATTTTTTTTCTGTTTTGATCATATATTTTTTTAAGATCCTCTAACTCGCCAAAATGTTTTTTTAAATCAACCACCCAAAAGAAAGTATAACCAAATTCTATAGCTGATTCAATTATTTTTTTATATCTGTGATATCGTACATCAAAAGTATTATGGGGATTTGCTACTGTTGTCCAAAAATAACGAGAATAAGGATTTTTTGCATCAGTATCGTTCCACTGAAATTCATCAATAAATTTTTGCTCTCGGGTCAAAGGAACAATATCATTTAATTGAAATGGTAATGTAATAGCTAGTCTTATCATACCGTTTTTATTAAATTTTTTGCTTCTGTCTAATAATTCTATTGTTTCGTTGAAATCTTTATCAGTTTCAGATGGATATCCTACAATAAGTGACCAACTTTGCATAATACCATTTTTGTGCAATTGATGTACACCATAATCTAAATCATCATTGGAAAAATTCTTACGCATGTGTTTTCTTACAGATTCACTACCTGATTCAACACCTATACTCCAGCGATAACATCCGGCCTGACCGGCCAATTCAAAATCATATTCTGGCATGGATTTTCTATCTCTAAAAATAGCATAACCTCCGTACCTTATTGTTTTTGGTATTTTTTCAACTAATAATTGATTCATTTTACGATAATTTGGTATACTGCCATTGATTAAATTATCAGTAAATTCAAAATTAGTATTGCCAGTTTTATGATATATATCTATAATATCGGCAGCAACATTTTCGCCACGTCTAAAAATATATTTTGGCCAATACTCCGGCACATCACAAAAACTGCAATTTCTTACACAACCCTTACTGGCTGTAATAACCATAGATCTGGGATCATAATATCTTCTAGTTTTATCTTCCGCAACTGCTATATTTTGTAGTTGTTTATAATAATCAAAGTTGTAATTGCTCCAATCCGGACTAGGAATATTGTCAAGATCTTCACTTGTTTGACTGGCTGAAAAAATTAATCCCACTGACTTAGATTTAATTGCTCTTATAATTTCTGTTTCAGCATCTCCTACAATAACAATATCTGCTAATCCGTGATCTATGTATTTTTTATAATGTGGTTTATGTTCAATATTACAATTAGATTCTAAACCACGCCCGCCTAACATTATTTTAACATCAGGTATATATTTTCTTATATACGGAATTAAAAAGTAACTAAAATTTATACTTTCAGCTGTAAAAATTGATAAGCCAATTATTGTAGGGTCAAACTCTTTTTTAATGGCAATTAATTTTTTTTTAATAAATTTTAACGTGTCAACTGTTGGCCTAAAATAGTTTAAATCTTTATCTATTGCGCCCGAAGATAAAAATAATTTTAAGTTATTCCAATAAGGTTTGTTGACAAATGCAGTTGCAAATTCAATACTAAGATCAACTCCGGTTGCTTTTATACCAGCATTGTTTAAACATGCACTAAGAAGAGCAGGCGCCATAGCAGGCACCATTTCATTGTAAGGAACACTTACAATAACAACATGTTCAGTCATCTGAGTAGCCAGTACGCTGGGTATCTTCGTCCCATTGTAGTTTGTTTAATCTGCTTATCTCATCTTTTAATTGTAATTTTTTCTTTTTGAGTTCAGTTAAATGCTCGATATCTACACCTGGATGATTGCTTTGCATTTCGTTAATTTGTTTGTCTAATAGTTTATGCATCTCTTCCAAATGTTTAATTCTACCTTTGTAACTCATATTATTCCTCCAAGTGTGATTGAATGATATTAGTGGCATCAGAATCTGATATTTCGTTTTCAGTATCTTCCACAGTTTCAAAAAGAGCATTATACATTGTGTTGCTATTTTTTGTTTTTTTACCTTTAAATCCTCTTGTTCCGACAATGTCCATCCAGTATCTATCATAGTGTTCTATAATTGACTCAGCAGTGTTACGATCCGGTGCTGCAAATATTGCATCGACTATGTCTTCAAATTTTGTATGATCGCCATTGCGATGCCAAAGCATAGCAGGTCTTTCTCCTGAATCAAATTTTTTATTTGCACGTTGAACTGATTCTATATGCATCCATACATTATGCCCCATCATTAATGCATAACTAAAACTATCCCAGCTGGTTTTACCTTCTTTACCATTCTTATTTAGATCTCCAGGTTTGTATATACAAATATCTTTTATTTGTAAATGCCGGCTGATAGGAGACTCATCAAATATATCAAAAATACCATCCTGTAAGACAGCATCTCTGAATGTTCTTGTATCAGTTGCATACTTTTTATCATCTGCGCTAGGACTCATCCTATAACACCATTTTGCATCGTGAGGTAAATCAATGTGATGATAGATCTGACCGTTAGCTGTGGCAAGAAATGGACTTGCACAATCAAAGCTGATGGTGAAGTTGGGGTTAACATATCTACGTATTGCTCGTTGTATTACAGTGAGTAACACAGCCCATTCAAGTTTACTAGTTCCCAAGAAGTGCATCCAGTCGTGTTTTCCCTCTTGCAATAAATTATCGTATCGCAGTGACACAAGACGTTTAAGAACCAAATGAATATCACACATGTTTTGACCACCCATAGCCCAACCATCAAAATGTGTATCTGGATATCTGGAAGGATCACAGAACTCTTTCATTTCCTGATACCATTCTTCGGCTGATGTGTGATTATCGCCTTGTAGTACATTTAAAAATTTTGCACCACCATTGTTCTTGCCCTTGCGGTGCTGCATAAAATAATGGTTGTTATATTTGGTAGCATCAACTGCTTCTTGTAATGTAGTAATGCCACATGCCTTACTTGCCTTCTTGTCGTGAATAACCCAAGTTGGAATATCAAGAATCATTCCATAATCAGCAATACCATCTAACCATTTTAACACAGACGATCGCTTTTTTTCTGCTTTGACACAACCCGAGTTGGCTTTCCAGTCACCCTCCCACAACCCCTTGGCGATCTGGAATCCACCTGAGTCGCCTAGCATAAACGTTCCGATTTCGCGCTTACGAACCATGTCTTCGCTGGCGTCTTCTTTAGTCAAATCTAGGTTTGCGTGTCCGCCTGAGTAGAGACTCCATCGGTACGGAAACAGGGCTTGTTTGCTATTGAGCCAATTGAATTGCTCCATGTCTTGTAATGCCTGTGGCATACGAGCAGGATCAACATAGTCATTGTTAACACGTTGTTTTCCTATAAAAGTTGCGTAAAACCCAGATATAGCAGGCAAGAATACTGCATAGTCTGATTGTTTTGAAGTTAAGTTATCCTGCATAAAATTTCACAGATTCAATAAGTTGATAATCTTCGGAAAAATATTTTTTAAGATTTTTCATGTATTTAGAATTATTTTTTAGTGCGTTACGAAAAATATTTTTAAATCTTTGACGTTCTTCACTTGATTCAGATGTATGTTGATATTCATAATTATGATATCTATTATTCATACCATGTTCTTTTAAAAAAGCACTAAAATTAATTCTATAATTTTCATCGCATAAAAAGAAAGTGCAGTTTGACAATGTTAAACCTTCAATGAATAGAACCTGTTTTTCTGTGTGATCGTCTAGTGCTATTTTATCAAAAATAATATCATAGAAATTTTTTGAAAAATAAGCAATATCTAAACTATTATGATACAAATACATGTATTCGGCGATACCACTTAACCATCTTTCAATTGGATCTCTTAAAACTATTAATGATTTTTTATAATAAAGATTGTCGGTATGATAATTGTAGGTTTCCCAATTCCAATCTTTAAGATTTGGTTTAGTCCACGAACTTGCATTTTTAGGTATATATACATACATTAGATCTGTAGATGGATGCGACATACATTCTCCAAAAACATGACCTTTGTTGATGTAATACTCGAAAAATTTTTTCACTTAGTTTGTGCTGGTAATATGTAATTGTAAATGGCTAAACCAGAATCAACAGTAATTTGTGCAGCACCTTCGTCGCTGAACTTAATCATTTTGTCTCCAGACAAACTTAGAATACTTATAACCGCGCTAATTGGCCAATGCCATGCCTTTGATAGACTACCAGCAATATCATGAGCAAATACAAAATTACCAGCATGACTGCTATGATCACCAAAATAAAATACTAAATTATTGTTTTCGGTTTTTGCAATAAACGTTGTTTCTTCACTATTAGCCTGTGCCTGGAATTTTAATCTTTGTATGGCTGCTACACTAGGTTCAATTTCTACTCCCCACTTTACACCTTTAAACTTAACTGTCTTTAACTGGTCATTGATTATTTCTGCACTCATAAAACGATAATCATTTTTAAAATCACCAGCTGAGTTTTCAAAATGTATGCCAGTGGGGATGTTAGTGTCCTTGGTAGTAATGGTTAGTTTGGCATCTTCGCGATATTCAGGAATGTTTAAAATTGTATTTAATTTTCCTAAATTGGGCATACCAAACGTGCCAATGAATTCTGGCACAGGATTGTGAAAAGTGGCATTGACAATAACTGTTCTTTCCTCGCTTACAGCTTCAATGTTTGTACTGTTTTCATTACCTACTATTTTAATTAAATCAATTATTCCTAGGCTATGAGTGTGTTGTACAATATCTTGCAAATAGTCTTTCATGTTTTTCTCCAGTATGTAGTAATTTTACTAATTGTTGGTAGAAGTGTCAATTAGTTTTTTGATTTAATTTCGCCAAGGACCTGACCGGCTTTGTTTGTTGTAAGTATACCTGGCTTGGTAAATTCAACTATAGAAAAAGAAGGGTTTATATCAGCTGAAAATGATTTTATAAACCCTATACTTTCTATCATTGGCACAAGTATGCTTTTTGGGACGTAAGTCATAAAGTAGGATTCTGCGTAGGCTGCTGGTATTGGCAAATCTGCGTTGTTATAGGTAAAAAGAACGGTTCCGCCTGGTCGCAGCCAATTAAAGGATTGGATCATTAATTGTTTAATACTATCAAGGCTTAAGTAGTTAAAAAAATTATAACTAAAAATAAAACCAAATTGATTCAAAGGTAAATTATTAATTTTGAAATAATCGTTTATTATATATTTTCGTACTCTATTTTGATATAAAGATGGGAATTGTTGTATCGAACTTTCTATAAATTCTGGAAAGTAGTCAGATATGTATAAAGGATCATTGGCCACTAGATGTTTTGTCCACTCGCCATCTCTACAACCTAATTCTAGTGCAGGAAATTTCCAACTACTGTGATGGCTGATCCTTTGAAACAACATAGTTTCAAATTCGTCATTTTTTGCCATTACTCTTACTTTTCTAATAGCATCGATATTATGATAAAATAATTCAACTTGATAGTTGTCAGAAAAAAATTTGATAGATAAGTGATTTATTTTATCTTGAACAATGTTGATTACTTTATTTAGATATTCTAAATCTGAACTAAGATAACCTAAACTTTGTTTATGCTGATTTATTAAATTTGTAAGTTCAATTTTTACATCAGATTCTTCAGTTCTTTGTAAGAACTCAAGTCGATCTAAATTGCTTTCAATTTCTCTTTTGATAATTGATAAGTCAATAGAACTACTAAGAGAATTTCTTAATTGTACTAATTGTTGTAAGTTCATTGAAAATCATTAAATACATACTTTATTTATTCAAACGAAAATAAGCTATCAAAAGTAGTTTTAATATCGGTATGTGATGGAATGTCCCATTCTAGTACACCTAGTAAGTTTTCTACCTTTTGATTGACAATAGTGCCTTCCATTTCACTATCATCAAATGGAAGTTCCTTAAACCATGCTGGTAAATGACTTTCATCTGTGGGATAGCCTACGCTAGTGTATCCCAATGGATTATCTTTTAATTTACATACAATTGTTTTCATTCCATCAACGATCGCCATACTATACTGATCACCATGCATGCGGCGCAAGTTGTTCCAATTCATTGCCGCTCGTACATGCCCGGGCATGTTTGCTCGACCTAGCCGTTCTTCTTCCTTGCTGTATTTGGTCAAATTGTTTACACGTTTTGGCGTACCCTTTTCCCAGGCCGGTCTATCTTGGAAGGCCAATTTAAATTCTCTTACTTTATCGTAAACATGTTCTTGTGTTGCACCTGTAAGAACATCAGTAAGCAGTTCACTCAAGAAGTCTTGCACAACCTTGGGTGTATCTGATCGTTTAAGATCTAAACCCATGGCTTTGACTTTACCTGGTTTGCCATGTGTATCCAGTCTGTGCCCTTCAAGATCATAAATTAGAACAGCATAGCGTTTCTTCTTTATGAAGAGTCCCTTCGACGCAACGAGTTCACGTCCACCTTTAATAAGTTCGCCCATTGATCTAGGCACATGACAAGCTCGTTCCATAAAGGATGGAAAACTTGCGTTGACCTGGTCGGCGATTGAGTCATAGAGTTGGGCACAGATTTCTTTGTTCCACTCCATTCGACCTGATTCCACTTCTGATCGAATCGCAGGCCAAGCAGTAAAATAGCATGAATCAGTGTCTCCGTAGATTATACTTTCACCTGTGTGGTTGTACTCTCCAAATATGCATTCATTGATATACGCATCCATATGTCTGGCGATGATACGTCCAGTGAGCGTAGTACTTTGACCAATTCTTTTATCAAAAAATCTACAACCCGGGTTGAGAATTGCTCCGTAGAGACTGTTAAGGTTAATCTTCTTGACCAGCTGTCGCTTGTCCCAGAATGCTTTATCTTCATCTGTGACAGATTCCTTTTTCTTTGCTTGCAGTTCTTTACGTTCCGCATACCATCTCTCTAGTAGCCCCGGCACGATTGCCTTTTGTTCATAACTAAAGATGGTTCCATTAGCAGATAACATCCAAGGTTGATTACTATCAAATATCATTCGCCAAATATCAGCAGCACTCATTACATCACTTCCGCCAGCTTCCCAGTCAACGGTAATTTCTGTGCCAATTTCGCCAGCCATTACCGCAGTGTATTCAAGACTACCAAACATGTTTTCCCAGGCATCTGCGAAACTTGAACCCGAAGCCATTTTGTCTTGAATATACCTGTCTGTCATTATCGGCCGGAGTTGTCCGACGATCGACTCTTGTGCCATGTTAAGAGCGCGGATTGCTGACGGGTAGAGACTGTTGATGTCGATTGCGCCGATCCAGTCGTGCATGCCTCTTTTCGGGAAAGCAACATAGGCACCTGCTGCTTGTGTGTCTCCTTGATCATCTCTTCCTTTCCTATTAGGTACAACCATACCTCGTTGATGTGCTTCATTGATAATTGCCTGCTCGGTCACTGCCACTGCTCCCATTGTGGTAGGAAGCAATACTGTGTTATCGTGTGCGAGTTCATTTGCCAAATCTAAGAATCTTAATTTCTTATCTAATTTGGCAACAAGCATGGTATCTTGTCTGTTGTAGTCAATGAACTTGGGAAAGTCTTTGTTGTATAATTGATCTAGAGTGCCTTCGTATTGTGTTTTGCGCTCGTCTAGTTCATATTCGCCGATGGCATCCAAACTGTAGCTATGGCGTTCTTCATATGTGTATTTGCGATACAGTTGCATATAGTCCATATGCACACGACCAATTAGATCAAAGGTCAGGTTCTCTGCGCCAAATCGTTCAAAGGTTCTTTGTTTGGGCAGTTGACCCCATAGACAAAATCGACGAGTGTCATCTTTGTTCAGCACTCGAGTTATACGCATGACCATGTATGGAATATCAAAACCTTCACTGTTCCAGCCGCTCAAGATATCTGCGTCATCGATGATATCTAGAAAAGTGTTAAGTAGATCTTCTTCGCGTTCAAACAAGAAACAGTTATCATATTGATTGCAAATTTCTTGTGCCGTTTCCCATGAATAACTTTTAGGAGGAACGACCAACGTAACTAGTCGATCCATCCAATCTAGATATACACTTATTGCTGTAATTGGATTAAAAGGATCTTCGGGCTTACTAAAACCTCTTACCGGATCAAAGTCAACCTCAATGTCAAAAAATGCAGTATGTAGCCGAGGAGAGTTTGCCCCCAAATAGTTTTCTTCGAGACAACGGAATACTGGATTAATATCTGATTCCCAAAGACGTTTGTTGCTGTTAATACGAAGCTCTTTTTGAAATTCTTTATTTGATCTGGATGAAAACCTACTAACTGGAGTACCGTAAACAGTACGAAATTTACCACGCGGATCGTCGTAGTAGAATATGTAGTTGGCTGGATATTCTTTGTATACCCTCTCTCCTCCGACACGTTCCACGATATGGATACGATCTTGGCCGCGGTCATATAGTGCGTCAACATAACTCATAAATTGTAATTATATTATGAAAGCAATAATCTAACAAGGCCAATGGCATCAATGGCTGTTATAAGCAAATAATTTAAAAGCATACCAAAACTTTTCCTTGTCCAAGCAGCCCATGAATACAACAGACAACCAGTTATCCAAAAAGGATAAAGCCAATACAATGGCGGATTAGGCACAGTCAAGGCAAAGGTCAACGCACAGCCAACACTGCAACCCCAAGCTAATACTTCAATGAAAAATCTTAGACGATTACTTTGCCAATCATCTTGAATCCAATTGAAAATTTTGTATAAATGATCGTTCAAAGAGTTTTGCCTACTGTTTGAAGAATAGTATTTAATTCTTCATTATCGGCATTTTCTTCACCAAGTTTTGATTTGAATGCAGTGCGAATAGCTTTTTTAAGAATGGCAGGTTTAATTTCCATTTCTTCAGCAACTGCTTTAATAGTATCACTAAGTCCGGCATTTAAATCTTCGACCTCTTGCATAATGGTCATGCCTTCATTAATTATTTGCGTGAGTTTGGCCTTTTGTTCTGAAGAGAACATTCTTGAACTCATAGTATCTCCTAATAGGTTAAGTTAAATTATTATAAATGATTTTTTATTGAAACACAACATTATATTGCTCACTTTTATCCT